ATAGTGATGTGGGTATTGATGGAATGGGGGAAAGTAGGGATATAATTCTTTCAAAAAGGATGTTTACTGTGGCGGAAGTAGAATTTGAAACTTCGGATGTAGAGCTTCCGGAAGATCTTACAGGAATTGTTGAATTTGAACATCAAGGCAAGGTTATACAGGGATATTATCAGCAGGCTGATTACAATTTCACAAAATCACAAAGTTCAAAGGTAACTTTGATTGTGAAAAATTCTAATTCTTTATAAAGATTCAATTTTTAATTATTATATTTGCAATGAAAGCTTGTGAAGTCTCAAGCTGCTAGAAACTAACGAAAAGACCATGATATCAATCGGAGATGTTTGCCCGTTATTCTTCAAACCGCTGAAATATAAATATTCAAATGCAGGATGTTTCAGACAAGTATTTTCCTTGTCAGACAACATTTTGCTGCAAATTTTCTGCGATAATGGCGAAATACCTTTGGCCTTTTTGAATGATAAGATTGGCAATATCTCCTCGTCAATAGCACTGCTCACTTATGATGTTAATGAAAGCGTTAAGATGTATTATGCCTCATTATCTCCTTCGGAGGGGATATATACAGTAACTATAGGCGATAAGGAATGTGAGGAATTCTGTGTGTGTGAGAATATAGGTGATTCTATATTGATTGAATATTCCCATAAGGATAATAATTCTGCATTTGATAATATATTCTGGATTGATGATGTTCAGCAGATGTTTCAGTTCAGAATAATAGGAGGATTCAAACCGGATGGGGTAGATTTAAAAGTTGAGAACGAACAGTTCGTGAACCAGAAGCAGGAGATAATAGAAATGTATTCTCTTCCTTATAAGACATTTGATTTTGTATTTGGGACAAGTCGTGGTGTTCCGTATTATATAGCGGAGTTCATAAATAAGTTACTTTGCCTTTCTCACGTTAACATAGACGGTAATTTGTATGTACGGGAAGGGGATTCTGTCCCGGAAAAGCTGGATACAATAGGTAAAAAACAGATGTTTATATATAAAGTGACTTTACGCCCTAGAGAAAACGATATTGCTGGGATCGGAGGCAAAACTGAGATCGCAACTTCTTCTTCAGGTATAGCATTTTTGCTAACTAATCCTGAAGAGGACGATGTGTTAAAATACAAGAAGGCGCAAGCTGCTTTTGTTAATGAAAATTATGTGTAATCATGGCTAGAAATCATCCTATAAAGATATTGTGGTACGGTTCGGAAACGGATGCAGAAGGAAATCCGATTATACCGAAAATATCCCCATCATTTGAAAAGCGATTGGAAGGGTTGAATGAGGGTGAGATATACATACATAATGATGATAAGAATCCTTCTATTTACATAAGGACCAATAAAGACCGGGTTGTTGCCATATCGGGAAGTGCAAATATAGAGGAACTTTCCAAATACTTCCTTCGTAAAGATAAAGAAGATATCGCTAATGAGCTGATCACTTTTTTAAAAGGTCTTTTGATAGGTAAGAACGGTCGTGGAATTACTGTACTTGAGAACGGTATGTCACAGGCTGTTGTTGATTATCTGTATGTCAAGGTCAAAGCCGTTTTTGACGAGCTTGAAGTAAAGAAGAAGACGTATGTAGGTGGCGAGCAGGTGATTTCCCATGCAGGCATGAAATGCAACCGTGTGGATGAGTTGGATGATGTCTACCGTTGTTATTTCAAGGAAGAGGAAGACGGAATTGAGATAGAGAACCAGTTTACTCCGGGATCTCTCGCCATCGCACAGGAGTGCAATATCAAGACAGGCATTTCGCATCATGTCGGCAACCGCTATTACTGGCGGTTGGTCACAGCAGTAGGTGAGAATTATATAGACCTGTCCAAGACCGTGTGTGATCCTAATGTCGAGAACGATGTTCCGGTGGCAGGTGATGATATCGTGGGATTGGGCCATAAGACCGATATCACCCGACAGGCGGCGATAATTCTCTCTTCAGTGAACGAAGTTTCTCCGTCCATCATCATGTATCAGGGTATTAATGATTTTACCTTGACCGGGAAAGATGTTATATCTTTTGATTTTGACAAATCTACCGGCAAGGCCCGGATGAAGGTGTACGGAGATACATATATTGGCGACAAGGACCGGACCACTTACATGGAATACACTCAGGATAAAGGTGTTGATATCAAGGGTATGTTCCACATCGAAAAAGGCTCCACCGGATGGAAGAATATGGAAGGCTTGCCGGATGAGATACAGGCGGCCGCAGATCTTGCCCAAGAGGCCAAGGATGCGATAGACAATGCGGCTGTCGGAAGTGTCAATCTGTTGCGTAACTCCGGGTTTACTGGAGATTATGAAACAGAGGACCTGTCTGCCGCTACCGAGTTATCGGCGGATACCGAACTTTTTAGCAAGCAACTGGAATATTGGACGGGAGTGGCTACCGTATCCGCAGATAGTGCTGCCGGCTCTGGGTATTCTGCATCAATCGGTAGTTTGTCTCAGTCTGTATCATTAATTAAAGGGGAAAGTTATGTTATCAGTTATAAAGCAAAGGGTACGTCTGTGTCTGTTTCGTGCGGTTCTTTCAGTGTTTCTCAACCTCTCACATCCTCTTATCAGAGATATACCCATAAGATCACCTTCAATGGCAGTGGTATATTTCTTGTCAGTGGTACCGCAACCGTTTGTGACCTTCAGTTAGAGCGTGGAACCATCGCTACTGACTGGAAGCCTTCAATTCTTGACAACGACAAGGCAACAGCCGGTTTCCAGTCAATCAATTATATCGCCAGTGCGATCAAGGATGGTTCTGTGGATATTCTTGGTGGTCTGATATTGGCCAATATGATCCAACTGGGTAATTACAAGAATGGCAAGTTACAGAAGGTCACAGCCGGAGTTAGCGGCATATACAATGACGATGATGATGTGGCGTTTTGGGCAGGAGGAAAACTTGAACAGGCGATTCTGACTGTAATGAGGTTCCGTAATGATCCTAATTACCAGCCCACAGATGCGGAATGGGCGAACATGGCGAACTTTGTTGCGACTCATGGTGGTGATGTGTTTTTGAGAGGATATATCTATGCTTTGGGCGGATATTTCCGGGGAAAGGTTGAAATAGCCAATGGTAAGATACTGTTGAATGAGGATGGTTCCGGGCAGCTTGCCAATGGGAACATTAAATGGGATGCTGACGGAAATCCTGAATTTGTCGGGAAAGTGAAGGTTTCCTCACCGTCAGGTTATGAGATAACCATATTTCCTGAAGATGAATATGGAAGACCGTCAATTGATATTCATGATGATGATGGTAATTCGCTTTTGGACATATCTCTTCAATATGGATTGAACGGTATGGTTCCCCGTATTTTTATGAATGATCCTTCCAATAGTGATGTATTGTATTTCCGCCCGGATAGTATGGTTGTTGAGCAAAAAGGAAGTGACGGTTATATATATCAGACCCAGATAATGGGAGGACGCATAATTATGGTTAAAGGTTCTGAGATTGTATGGGATCAGAACATGTTGCCCAAATAAAGTGAAGTGATATGGAACTTAATTCGATAAATAAAACAGGTACTTGGAGTGAGGTGGCAGATCGTCTTAACAACAACTTCAGCAAGACTTCTACCGAAGTGGAGAAGGTCAAGCAGAACGGCATCCGCAACAAGGGGTTGTTCCCTACTCTTGAATCACTGAAAGCTGCTGTACCATCTCCAATTGTAGGCGATTGGGCTGTCGTGGGAGATACCATACCGGGTCCTATATATCAATGCAAAACAAAGGGAACATGGAGTGCCACTGGCACGACAGGAGGTGGCGGCAGTGTTGACTTATCCAGCTACCTGACAGCCGAGGAGATAGACGATGTAACATCAATATTATAGTTATGAGAATTAATTATCAGTCCGATTTTAAAATCATAGAGAAGAACTTGAACGGGGATGTGAATACTCCTTTCCGGTTCACTTACTTCAATCCGTTCAAGGGAAAGTTCATAGCCTCCTTTGACGGGCATGAGTATGTCGGTTGCAGCCGCATGGAAGACGGCAACCTGCTTGTCGCTTTCGACAACCCCTGTTTTTCTCCCGGTATGCTGAAAGTAAAACGTGAATACTTCATATCCGATTCCGACTTTCGGGATGGCATCTGCAACCTTGTTTCCGTTGAAGATACAGGAATCGTACTGACTACCGGGAAAACCGATGAAAGCACGGTGGAAATAACATCTTATCCCGATTATGCCGCATATAATACAATTCAGGCGTTCCCATTGTCGGATAATGAATATGAAGATGTGCTGAGTGATTTTAAGATTAATAAATAATTACATAAAATAACAACGGGCCAAGTTCCGGCGGAACTTAGGCGAATAATAGAATACATTATGGCAAAAATGCACAAGTTGACCAAGGGTGGGCAAACCATTTATCCAGCTACCATAACTGATGCCGTGGTCAATCCCGCTACACGAAAGAGTCTGACTACGGAACTGTCAGAGTTAGAGAGTAACATTGGTCTTTCTTTTTCTAAAGAAGTATCCTTTAACATAAAAAATGCCACTGTAATTAATAAGAATGGTGATTTTATTTCTTATGCTTACGGCTCTGCTACTGATTATATAGAAGTGGGAGAAATGAAATCCGTATCTATACATAACCTAATAACTGAAATAAATACAAATGTAGCCGTTTCTTTTTATGACGCTGCCAAATCTTTCATATCATCCATACCATATACTACGAAAAATAAATTATTAGCTCCAATGTTGGTTGTATTTCCAGAGCGATGCAAATATTTTGCGGCATCAAAGCAATCGTCTTCAAATTCGGATGATATAAAGATTTATACTTCTATCAAAAATAAAGATCTTGAACCTATTAAAACAAAAGCGGATATAGGTTCTATTTTTGGCTCTCAAGTAGTGGCCGCCAACGGTGAAAGTACAAAAATTGTATTTAAAAATACTTTTAAAAAGGGGGATATTATACATCTTGTTAATTTAACAAGTGAGGCTAATACTTATTGGAATTTAAAAGGCTATAGAAATGGAATATGGAATATGATTTCCTCAAGAATGTTTGCTGGAATAACGGTCAATAGAGATGTATCAGTTCCTGAAAATATAGAAACATATGAAAAAATTGCAATCGAAACCGATTCGAAATTAATATTATCAGGTCATGGATATTATGTTACCGACTTAACTTTATCGGAAATTGAAAAAATTAGAGATATTACGAAGTATATTAACCAGCTAAGAACATTACCTATAATTGAGCAGGACGTTTTGCTTAAAAGTGATAATTTGATTAATCCGACAAAGGTCACAAAATTGGGCAACGGATGGTGGGTGTCTGACTATATACCAGTCTTCGAAGGAGATATATATTACTCCAATGCAACTATTGGATTGTTCACGTATGATAGAAATAAAATTGATATTACTTCTGAAAAAGGATTCGTATCGGGAGAACCGATACAAATGGGTATTGCTTATGTAAGAGTAAAACTGGGAACATCCGGAGTTATAACATCCGAAGAATTAGCTATAGACAAAGCGGCTTCTCTATGGCTTTCAAAAAAAAATAAAGAATCAAGTTATGCATCTCAGTTCAATCCATATCTTATCAATCCAATAGACCAAGGAGGGAGAGCACTGATTTCAAAGCTTATGCCACATGTTGGTAAAAAAATATTTTGTGTTGGTGACAGCTATACAATGCAGGGAAAATATTTTCCTGCATTATTGGAAGTAACCGGATTAAATAAAATTGGAGATACAGGTAAAGATGGAAATGGTCAGCCACTCACAAGGTTCCCACAAAATATAATAAAAAATAAAGAGCTTATTCTACAAAGTGATTTTGTGACTATTTTGGGAGGTACGAATGACTATGGTCATGGGGGAGATATATTAGGGACAATAAACGATTGCATAAAGAATGAATATGCTGAATTAAAAATACCGATTCTTAAATTAAATGAGGCCGGATATTATGTTAAGGATGATAGCATAGATACTAGTTACAAAGTCTTAACAGAAGAAGATATTAATGAGGGAAGAACTCCACAAAGTCTGTATGCAGCCATAATGACTTGCGTTAATATCATACACAATTGGAACAAGGGAATAACAGTCGTTTTATGTTCTCAGCCGGAAAGATTACCTTATGGTTCTCAACCTTGTACTCCACCTCTCTTGCGAAATGGTATGAATATGAATTTGATTGCTAAAGCTATGAGGGAAATTCATGAGATGTTTGGGGTTCCTTATTACGACTTTCATTCAAACGGCTGGACTATTGATCAAGTAGAAGTATATATGAATGATGGGACACTGCATCCAAACGAAATAGGAGGAAGGAAAATAGGAAGAGGATTAGGTATGTATATAAATAGTTTGTAGAATAATTTGGGAAATTGTAATAATGGACCAACTTAAATAGTGAAACATACTTATGATACGAGAATTAATCATCAGAATAATGAATCATCTGTCCGTTGAAGTGCACCCGGATGCGGAATGGTAAAAGTGGAACAGGATATATGGAGCTTAATACAATAAACAAAACAGGAACTTGGAGCGAAACGGCAGACCGCATCAACAGCAACTTTAGTAAGATCTCCATTGAGGTTGAAGAGATAAAGCAGAACGGCGGTGGCGGCAGTGGTGGCGGAGGGGGCGATGTCACTAACGCCGACCATGCCACATCTGCATACACGCTGGATAAGAATACGCCTGTGCTTGACTGGTTCCTTTCCGCATTGAACGATGATGATGCGCAAGGGATCATTAATTACCTCAAAGGTCTTAAGATAGCAGGAAATCTGATAAACCGCATCGTAAAGCAGGGTGACAAGGATGTCACCTACACCGATGAGGATGTGATGAGCGCATTGCGTGTAATGACTGAGATAGAGAACAGTGCGGAGAAGCTGAAAGAGATATTCTTGCGGAAGGACGTGGCGGATTCCACTAAGTACTTGTTATCCTTACTGGGCGGAGTCTTGATTAAGAAATATGCCAAGTTCGGTGATTTCGTTACTGGTGTATCAGGTGGATACATAGACGAAAAGGGCAATCTTGAAATGGAAAGCGGTGTATTTCGTAAGCGTTTGTTTGTTCCTGAAA